GGCGGGAACGGCGTGGAGATTGGCCTTGTCGAGCTTTACGAGCGAATGACGACCGGCCGACTCAAGGTATTCAGCAATCTCTCAGACTGGTTTGAGGAAAAACTGAACTACCATAGGGACGAATCTGGCAATATAGTTAAAATCAATGACGACCTGCTTTCAGCAACAAGATATGCATACATGATGCGTAGGTATGCGAAACAGAAGAAGGACATAACAGGTGTCGCTGTCGTCGCGCACATTCCACGTCCGATCCGGCCAATGGGCAGATAAAATGCTGACACTCAAAAAGCTACAGGAATTGCAGGGCAAAGCGTATTGCCACGGCCAGGACACACGCCTCAAAGCGTCTGACGATATGCTGTTCTATCACGTCAGCCAATGGGACTCGGCAATCCTTGGTGAAACCACGCTGCAATACCGTGGCGAGTTCAACATTCTGCGCAAGGCTGGCCGTCAGATCATGGCCGACCTTCGGGCCAACCCGGTTCAGGTGAACTTCAAGCCTAAGAGCGATACGCGCGAAGATGGCGCGGATATCATCGACGGCCTGTACCTGTCAGACGACCGCACAAACACATCGCTTGAGGCTTACGACAACGCCGTAGGTGAGGCGGTGGTGTGCGGGGTGGGGGCATGGGAGCTTTACACAGAGTACGCCAGCAACAGGGCGGGCGTAGACAATCAGGTTATCCGTCGCCGCCCAGTGTATGAGGCCAACAACAACTGCTTTTGGGACCCGAACGCCAAGCGCCTGGACAAGTCGGACGCGATGTACGTGTCTATCCTTGAGGCGTATTCCCCGGGAGGATACGAACAGCTCAAGCGTGACCTTGGCCGCGATACTGACGACTACGACGAAGAGGAAGGCGACGACGAAGAGTGTGACGACCATCCGGCAGACTTCGCATTTCCTGAGCAGTCGTATGGCTTCCCATGGCGCAGCAGCGGCAATGACATAATCTACATCGCTCGCTTCTACCATCGCCGCAAAGTCAAGGACAAGGTCATTACCTTGATGGACCCGCTTGGCCAGCCGCTAGTGCTGCGCGAGTCCGATCTAGCCGAAGTGATGGATGAGCTGATCGACGGCGGATACAAGATAGAAAGCGAGCGCGAGTTTAAGCGCTGGGAAGTTCGGCTCTACATCGCATCCGGCGAGGAAATCCTTAACGGCAAGGAAGGCCCGAACGGTGAGCGCGAGGGCGAAGTCATTGCCGGCGAGAATCTGCCTGTCGTGCCGACCTATGGCGAGCGCGCGTTTGTCGAAGGCGAAGAGTGCTATGAAGGGATCACCCGCCTAGCCAAAGACCCGCAGCGCCTGCGCAACTTCCAAATGAGTTATCTGGCCGATATTGTCAGCCGCTCGCCACGGCCTAAGCCGATCTTTACCCCTGAGCAATTGCAGGGCTTTGAGTTCATGTATGAAGAGACTGGCGCGGATAACAACTATCCGTATTATCTCCAGAACTCTAAGGACGCGAACGGCCAGCCCTTGCCAGTCGGCCCTATCTCGGTAATGCCTGAGCAGACCATGCCGCAAGCGCTGGGCGTGATGATCGAGCTGACTCGCCAGGCTGTCGAGGACGTGGCCAACCCTGGCTTACCTCAAGACATTGCCGATCCTGATCTATCAGGTAAGGCCGTAATCGCGCTGACCAACCGCTTGGATCAACAGTCCATCGTCTATCAGCAGAACCTGAAGCACGCTAAGCGCCGCGACGCAGAGATTTACGCATCCATGGCGGTCGAGGTGTACGACGCACCACGCGACGTCACCCTAACCCTGCCAGACGGCACCACTAAGAACTCCAAGATCATGGAAGCCGTACAGGATCGTCAGACCGGTGAACTGGTATTCCTTAACGACCTGACAAACACAGAATACGATGTGTTCGCAGAGATCGGACCGAGCTACGCGACCAAGAAAGAGCAGACGATTGACCAGCTGACCAAGATGTCTACCGCAATGGCTCAGCTAGATCCTCAGATGGCCAAGATGATGATCCTTGAATCGCTCACGCTTATTGATGGCGTGAACATGGAAGACATCCGCAAGTACGCGCGCAAGCAGTTGATTATGGCGGGCACGAAAGAGCCGGAGACCGACGAAGAGAAGGCCATGATGGAGGCCATGCAGAACGCGCCCAAACAACCAGATGCCAACATGCTGCTTGCTCAGGCCGAACTGCTCAAAGGCCAGGCCGCGCAGATGGATACAGAGCGCAAGGCTATCAACGATCAGCAGACCGCGCAGAACAATGCAGCCAAGACGCAGATCGATGCATTCCGCGCAGAGACAGACCGCGCCGCAGTACAGGTTGACGCCCAGAAGATCGGGGCAGAAATCAACTATAAGCAAGTGCAGACAGCCGGCCAGGTGATCGAGAACGCCACGAAGATTGGCAGCGCCTTGCGTGGGCGTGTTCAGCCTCGATTGCAGCAGCAGGGAATGTAGCTACACTCAAATCAGCCGGACGTCCGGCAACGCATAAGGCTGCACCGTGGCGCGGCTTGATGCCATTAGGCAGACCACCATGGAATTAGACCTGCTTCGGCGGGTCTTTTTATGTCTGTGATATTTGCGGAATCTATCGGTTGACTTGACGCGATAGGTTATAGTGGTACGCTATCAATCACTGAGGCGACACAGGTAAAACGCAATCCTACCAGCGGGTAATCACTGGGCCATCGTTACCAAGCGAGCAAAATATGGATCTGGATCAGTTACGAGCAGAAAACGCAGCACAAGAAGCTAGTCGAGCAGCACCTCCGCAAGATGCGCCCGATGAAGAGATTGTGAATGCGGCCGAAGGGCAAGAGGACGATACGCAAGATGCGGACCCTGATGAATCGACCGAAAGCACACAGGCAGACGCCGAAGACTGGATGAAAGGCGACGAGCCAGAGTCGCAAGGTGCTGAGAAGAAATTCACCGATAACGATGTTGCGGCGGCTAAGAAAAAGCTCCGCGCAAAGGTGTTGGAGAAGGACTCCGAGATTGACGAACTCCGCAAGCAGTTGGAGCAAATCAAGAACCAGCAGCATCAAGCACCGCAAGTTGGCGCCAAACCAACTCGTGAACAGTTCTACGAACAGGACGACCCCGACGCAGCTTACACAGACGCCGTGGCACGCTGGACGTACAACAACGAGGCTGCACAGCAGCAGGCACAACGGCAGAAGCTTGAGCGCGAACGTGCGGCTATTGAGCACGTGCAGGCCATTGAAGCGTCAGTCGATAAGCACTATGAGCGTGCAGCAAAGCTAACAGAGCAAAGCGGGATTAGCCCCGACTTGTATCGGTCAGCAGATGAGCGAGTTCGTACCGCCATTGATCAGGTATTTCCTGGCGAAGGCGAGGCGGTCACAAACATCCTGATTGATTTGGTCGGCGAAGGTTCGGAGCGAGTCATGTACCACCTGGGCGTTAACACTGCGCGCCGGGCGGAGTTGCAGGAAATCATGCGCAACGACCCCAAGGGCTTAAAGGCTGCGACCTATCTCGGCAAGCTTGCGGCTGAGCTGACAGCTCCAGCAAAACGCAAAAGTAATGCGCCGGCACCTGCTGCGCAGATTCAGGGCGATGCAACACCGAATGACAACGGCTCCAAGCTACTGCGCCAATACAAGGAAGCGCATGCGAAGGGCAACACTCAAGCGGCTTTCGACCTGAAATGGCAAGCGAAACAGGCCGGCATCAACACTAAAACTTGGTGAGGATTTAAACGATGGCAACATTAACCGCTGGCAAGATTGCCGAGGTCATGTTCGAGAAGGCTCTGGAAACCTATGAGCCTCAAGACATGCTCCTTCCGCTGACCAACTTCATGGAGCCGGATGGCGGCACCATGCAAAACTCCGGCAACACCATCTGGCGTCCAGTGCAGCAGCATCGTCCTGTTCTGTCCGGCTGGGATTTGACCGGTCAAGAGCAAGGCATTATCGAGGAGACCTACGCGGCCTACCTCGGCACTCCGAACAACGACCTTGTGAGTCTGCGCGCTGATGATCTGCGTGATACCAGCTTCTGGGAGAAGGCAGGTGCCGCCGCTGGCCGTCAACAAGCTACTCAGTTGAACAAGGATATCGCCACCGCCGTAGGTGTTCAGGGTGGTATGTTCTACCGCACCAACGCCGCCAGCGGTTATGACGTGATCGCTGAAGGCCAGGCGCTGATGAACGAGCGTCAAGGCGCGAAGACTGACCGCTATTTCCTGCTGAACGACCGCGACAACCTGAAATACGCCAAGGACTTGGCAGCCCGCCAAACCCTGCAAGGTCGCCCGGAAACCACATGGGCAAACGGCCAGATTGGCCAGAACGTCGCGGAGTTCGACGTGTACGCAGCTTCGTTCCTGCCTAACTTGGTAGGCGGTGCCGACCCGGCCACCACTGTGACCGCTAACCAGTCGTTTGCACCAACCGCAGGTACTGTAAGCGCCGTAAACAACACCGTTACCAACGTGGATTATCGCTATGCGACCATCCCGGTTACGGCGTCTGCTGCGTACAACATCGGCGACAAGGTGACTATTGCCAACGGCGGCACCACCATCAAAGCACTGGGCCTGGCTGACAAGTCGGACACTGGCGTCGCGATGACCTTCACCGTTACCGGCAAGCCGTCTGGAACCTCGCTCCAGATTTCTCCTAAGCCAATCGCCTTTGACGATCCGGCCCTGAGCGCTTTGGAAAAAGCCTACGCCAACGTTGACACCCGCATCCTCAACACTGCGATCGTCAACCGCGTGAACATCGACGCCAGCAAGAAGACTAACCTATTCTGGGACAAGGACGCTGTAGAAGTCCTGGGCGGCACCATCCCGGCTGAGCTGTTCAAGTCGTTTGATGGCATGAAGGTCGTGAACAAGACCATGAAAAACGGTCTGAAAATGTACATGATCTACGATGCGAACATGATCAACATGCAATTCCGTTATCGCCTGTTCACTTGGTACGGCATTACCGTTGCCGATCCAAGCCGTTGCGGCGTAGCGGTCAGCTTCTGATCGGTTGATGTATACTTAGGGGGCGTAACAGCCCCCTTTCTTTTATTTGGAGATTCCTATGTCGTGCGTTGTCTACCGCGAAGGGAAAGGCCATTTTGAACATGGCATCGAATGCGAAGCCGCCCGGGTTGATATTGATCAGCTTGAAGCGCATCTAAATTCCGGCTGGTCGGTTAATCCGCCTGGCTACGCTACAGAAGCAGTTGAGGAAGAACCATCCGACGATGTGCGCGCAGCCGCTAAAGCCGCCGGGATTGAAGGCTGGGACACTAAGCGCATCAAAACCCTCAAGGCCGCACTGGCTGAGCTGGAGTAGCACATGGTACAGCCTGCTTTCAAAGTCGATATCATTGGGCGGGCTTACTCGAAGCTGCGCATTTCCGGGCTAACCGTTGATCCGTCGCCAGAAGACCTAGAGCTAGCCCTGTGCGAGCTAGAAGCGATGATGGCTGAGTACGCCTCGCGCAACATGGAAGTGGGCTATCTGTTCACGGATGCCCCGGACCCTAACGACGATTTGGGTGTTCCTCTCCAGTTCTGGCCGGCGCTGTCCACGAATCTGGCTGTGCGCCTGATCCCTGACTTTAACAAGCAGGTTCCAGACACTCTGCTTGCTCAGGCGTCACAGTCACTGTCGAACATGGCTGGCCGCTGCGCTGCTGATAAGATCCGTGGTGTTCAATACCCGTCCCGCCAGCCTATCGGCTCAGGAAACCAGCTATTTGGCCGCTGGACGCGATTTTACAACTACTTCAACACGCTGCCGCCTAACGCGCCTGGCGTGCAAACGATCATGCAGGGCGAGACAAACGACTTCCGCGAATCGTTCGAAGCGTATTTGCATACCGGTGAATTTATCACCAGCTATGAAGTTGTCTGCGATACCGGTCTAGTCGTTGATTCGTCGGTTAATAATGACCCGATCATCGACTATCGATTGACTGCGCCTATCGATCAGAGCACAACGATATGGCAGCTCGTTAAAGTCAAAATCACAACGGACATCGGGCGTGTAGAAATCCGTATCATCAATTTCCAAGTCGCACCTCGCGTCATAGTAGGGAGTCAGCCATGAGCTTTAATCAGGAAAAGATTGATCGCGCAAGCATCCAGTCGCGCGGCATATTCAACACGTATGTTTATCGGACAGAAGACACCATCGCAGAGGTTGAGGCCGCTGGGTACTTCGCTGATTGCCGTTTTGCCAAGCTTGACGGGCCGGCCACCAATAGCAATGGATGGGATGGCGGGATAGTTGAGGCGTATTGCGATGATGGGTATGTCGTCGGCCAGATTGATGCCAGCACTGGGACGTTCACCGCATTGATGCCATCAAGCGTTCCGCGTGGAGTTCTCCAGCTGTCAATAACATACCCGACACCTGCAGCAAGCGTAGAAGTCACCGGAACTGGAGATACAGCATTGCAGCCGCCTGATGGCTATGTGTCTGTGCTGGAAGAATACGTTCCGGTCTTTGTCGCTGGAGAAACGATTGTTGACTCTGGAGACGGGCGCGCCCTGGTGACAAGGGACTCGCTTTTGTCTATCTCCGCATACCTTGATGTTTTCCACTCGAACAACAACGCAACAGTTGCCGCAGTTTTCAGGATAGAAAGGGGTGGAGATGTGATTCTTTCTGCGCGCGGCGTGCATGCCCGATTGCCAAATAACGGGAATCTAGGAAATATCTCTGGCGTCGGGGTTGTTTCGGCAATGGCTGGCGACTTGATAGGCATTGCATTGGCTAGCAGCGTTACCGGCACTGTAACAATTCAGACAAGCTCTATTGTCCTACAGGCTCTAACGTAACAGGAATTGCGCATGCAACAGCAAATCCCCATCGATCTGATCAAGGGCGACAAGACAAGCGTTCAGTCTGACTATCTGGACGCTTTGCCTGAAAACATGTATGCCGTCGCGCGGCCAATGTTCGGCGCTGCTGGGTACATGCTCCAGCACCCTGGCCTAACAGAGTACGGCACGGGCGTTGGTCCGGATCGCGGCGGCGTGTGGAATGAAAGGCTACAAGGCCACTATCGGGTTTCCTATTCGCAATTCATCATTGTGAACGCAGATGGGTCAAACGATAGGTTTGGGAATATCCCCGGCCTGGCGCAGGTTTCTATGCCGTATTCGTTCAACACCCAAGCTGTCATTGGTGGGGGCGGTTTCTACCTATACGACCCGGTTAATGGGTTTCGTCAGGTTCTAGACCCTGACGTATTGACCCCGATAGATGGCTGCTGGATTGACGGCTACTACTTCCTAACAGATGGCGAATATCTTTATCACACAGAGATTTCAGACGAATCGTCCATTGCTCCGCTGGCGTTTGCTACTGCTGAAATGTCGCCAGACCCAACGCTTGGCGTAGGCAAGACAGCCGACAACAAGGTGATTGTCTTTAACCGGTATACGACCGAGTTTTTCGCCAACGTGGCGTCGTCTAGCTTCGCGTTTAGCCGTATTGCTGGGCGCGCGATCAATGCTGGCGCTGTGGCTACGCATGCCAAGTGCTCGCTAAATGACAACTGGTATTTTGTCGGCGGTCGCAAAGAGGCGGCGCTAGGCGTGCACATGGTCGGTGTAGGCACATCGCGCCAAGTGTCAACGAAGTCGGTTGATCGCATTCTTGCTCAGTACAAAGAGCAAGACCTGACAGATATTTCAATGGAGGCAAGAGTAGAAGACGGTTCGTCTTTCTTTTACGTTCACCTTCCAAATGAAACACTGATGTTTAACGAGACGATTGCGGCCACTAGCGGCATAGATCAAGCGTGGACAATCGTTAAGCGTGGCACGGCTGGACTGCCGTGGCGCGGGATCAATGGAGTCTTTGAGCCTCGCCTCGGCAAGTGGGTGTATGGCGACAAGGCCGACCTACGACTGGGCATCCTTGACCCGCTTGTTACAACCCAATATGGCGAGATGGCTGAATGGGTTCTTTACACGCCCTACATGTATCTTGAAGACATGAGCATTGATAGCCTGAACATTGAGACGGTGCCTGGCGAATCGCCATACGACGACGCCACGGTATTCCTGTCGCTGACCTATGACGGGCGCACCTACGGAAAGGAATGGACTGAGCTGTATGGTCGGCCCGGTGATCGAAGTATTAGATTCATCATTAATCGGCTTGGTTATGTGAGAAACTGGGTTGGCTTCAAGCTGCGCGGCGTATCGCTGGCGCGCATGGCTTTTGCAAGGGGGTATTTGGAAATTGGCTAACGACAATCAAAGCCTATTCCTGTCGGCTCAAGAAGTTATGAGCATGACCGGATGGACTGAGGCGATGGTGAATGATTATATCTCCCGCACGTCTGATTACATGATTACAGGAAGCGGAAGCCCGGAGGGTGTGCAGGCCGCAAACCAATCGCGCCTGTACCTTGATCTAGACACAAATGATCTATATGTAAACCCTGTTATTGGCGCTCGCGCTGGCTGGGTGGCAGTCTGATGTTTCGCCAGGCTTACTTGTGTGAAGACATGCACGGCCTGTATTGGACGCCTGACTATAAGGTGATCCGTTGGAGCGAGGGCCGTGTGTATATTTCCTACACACGTCAAGGCGACGCGCTGTGCTGCCACTTTTCAAGCGATAGGGAATCGCTATCAAAACTGCGTGACGTGATGCATGAATTCTTTCTTTTTGCTCGCGAAACGATGCCTTGGTGTATCATGACCATAGGTTGCATAAAGCGTGACAGTGTGGTGCGGCTATTCAAATCATGCGGGTTTTGGCATGTGATAGACCGCAATGACGTACAAATATATGCGAGGTACTTGTAATGGGTGGTGGAGGCGGTGGCGACAGCTCGGAAGATGCAGCCAAAGTTCAGGCTGCCTCCCAGAAAGAGGCGCTCCAGTATCTACAAGAGACTGAGCGGCTTCCCCAGGCATACAGGGAAGGCTCTTTGCAGCGCCTTGGGAGTGATTACGGGTTCACCCTGGACGCGAACGGAAATCCGGTATCGGATGGCTCGACCATATCCGAGCGCGCCATGCAAAGCCCGTTCTATCAGGACGCTGTAAAGGTTGGCGAAGAGGCTGTATTGCGTAACGCTTCGGCAACTGGCGGCCTTCGGTCTGGCAACGCAAACGAAGCGCTTGCGCAGGTAAACCAGAATGCTTTCCTGTCGTCATACCAGAACCAGCTATCAGGCTTACAGGGCTTTGCCAACCTGCCGTCAAACGCAAACAACATCGCATCCCAGCAGTCAGGCATTGGCCAAACCCAAGCGGCTGGCATCATCGGCGGTGCTAACTCAGCAGCAGCTCAGCAGCAGACCAACATGAACAATGCTGGCACTGCTGCAAGCATTGGTCTGCAAGCCTGGGATACGTTTTCTGATGAGCGCTTAAAGGACGACCTTCAGTACTTGGGCGAAGTGAACGGCCATCGAACCTATTCGTGGGTATGGAACAAGAATGCAGCCGCCATTGGTTTGCACGGAATGTCTAGCGGCGTTATTGCGCAAGAAGTCGAGCAGATCAACCCAGGCGCTGTCGGTGAGTGCAACGGCTACAAAACCGTGAACTATGAAGCAATCGGGGTGCCTCGCCATGGCCTTCACGTATAATCCAACGCCGCAGCAGCGGCCAATGAATGTCTATGAGCAGGCGGAGCAGTACAAGGTTTCGCAGCAGCCCCAGCAACAGCAGCCACGCATCAATCCCATGCAGGCGTTTCGAGCGTATGACAAGCTGTCAGGGCTGTGGGGTAGTGGTGGCGCGGCTGGAGCGGCAAACCCGGCATTGCTAAGTACTGCCGGCGGTTCCGCTGCTGGTCTTGGCGGATCAGGGCTGATTGGATCAGCTGGCGGGGCTTCATCTGCTGCCGCAACTCAGGGCGCAGGCTATGGCCTTGGCGGCTCTCTAGTTGGCGGTACTGGAACTGTCGGCGGATCTACTTACGCTGCCGGCGCTGGTACTGCTGCCGCAAGCGGTGGGGCTGGCGCGGCTGCCGGGGGCGGCGCAGCTGCTGGAGGCAGCGCAGGAACGGCGGCATCGACCGGCCCTTGGGGCTGGCTAGCCGCAGCAATCATGCTCAACGAAAACCAGCAGGTTGCTAGCGGAAATCGGTCGACTGGTGATAAGTATTGGACAGACCTTGCAACCGGAAACAAGATCGTAGAGCGCGACGCCGATACTATTGGCGAGTGGATCGACCCCGGCAACGATATCGGCCTAAAGGGTGATTACCAGCTTGCAGGCGACATCACGTCAGGCGACTTTAGCAACGCATTCAAGGGACTCGAAGATACCTTCGGCGTCAAGACCATTAAAAAACTGTTCTGAGGTGCCATGAATGGCCAGCCCTGCCGATTTCTATGTACAGCCAGGCAATGACCTGTCGCAGAGCCTTTCTGGCCTTAGCGGCACGCTTGGCCAAATGCGCGAGGAAAAAGCTAGGCAAGCTGAGCGTCAACGCCTGATCGATGCTGAGGCTGAAAAGGAAAAGCGCATTCAAGAACGCTTCACTGCCGCTAAGGCTGCTGCTCAATCCGCGTTGCAAAGTGGCGACCCTGACAAAATGGCCGAGGTAACGCTTGAGTTCCCCGAGATTGGCCAGGGTCTTTCTCGGGCGTTCGGCATTGTTGACGCGGAGAAGAAGGCTAAGGCTTCCAGTTTCGCGCGAGAGCTTGTGACTAACCCGCAGCAGGCCGATCAGATTTACCAATCCCGTATCGAGGACATCAAAGCGCGTAACGGCGACCCGGCCGACACCATCCGCTCCTACCAGGCGTTCAAGCAGAACCCGCAAGGCGAGCTGAAAAACCTGCAATTCATGTGGGCGGCGATGGACAAGGATAGCTATGGCGCCTTTAGCGCTGAGCGCAAAGCCGATCAACAAGCGCAGCTAGCCATGCAGAAAGAGGCCGCAGCAGAGCGCCGGTTCCAACAGTCTGAGGCGGCAAAGAACAACCGCGCTGCAATGCGTGGCGGCGAGGCCGGTCAAGCGCCTTCCGCCGTTCGAGAGTTCCAGTATTACCAGCAGCTCAAACAGGAAAACCCAGAGGAAGCCGAGGCATACGGTCGCGCCAAGGGGTACATCAGTAAACAGGGGGAGGAGCTGTCTTCTCACCTGCAAAAACGCCTATCCGTGGCCACTGATGACGCCATTAAGTCCGATGCCGAGGTCGGGCGATTTGCCGCGCTGGCTGATGAAGTAGATCGCTCAGATCTTAGCGGTGGTGTTTTTGGCGGTTCGTGGAGCGAAACGCTCAAAGACGCAACCGGAAGCCAGGACGCTGTTACCGATTTGCGCCGCCAATTTATGGGCATCAGGGCGTCCAAGGTAGTGGACAACCTGCCGCCAGGCGCGGCATCTGATCCGGATGTTAAATTGGCTCTGTCTGGGTTTCCGTCAGAGAACGCAAACAAGCAGCAGATCAGTGGCTTCTTGCGCGGCCTTGCAAAAATCGAGAAGGTTAATGCTGAGTTCAATAACTACAAGGCTGAGTACCTTTCAGAAAACGGCACCGAGCGCGGCATGCTGAAATCGTGGAAAGAACGCGGCGCGCAACCTGAGCAATCGCCGGGCGCAGCGGCTAGCCAGAGTTCCGGTGTTCCGACTGACATCCAAGACCTTCTGAACAAATACTGAGGCACACATGGTAGACCAAGCGCGCCTTTACGAAGCACTCCGAAAAGCTGACGCCGCTGGCGATACAGCTGCCGCGTCACGTCTTGCGCAATACATACGTGAAAGCCAGTCAAGCGCCACGCAAGAGCCGCCAGCAGACCCTCGCCAAGCCCTTGCCAGGCAAGCCATGCAGCAAGCCGAGCAGGGCGTAGAGCCGGGGCCGGAAGAGATTGCGCAGGCCAGTCAGCGCGAAACGGCCTTACGTCAGCAAGTTAGAGATCGGCGCGGCGGCCTACAGAAGCTCACTGACCTGTTCACTGGAAGCGACCGGCAAACCCCGGAGGCCATGGCTCTGCCAGAGCTTGACGGCCTGCTGCAAGATCAAGGGGTAGGCGAAGCGCTTACAACGGCCGGCC